GCTTGAAGCAGGTCATAATAGTACGACGAGCAACCTGTGAGGTAACAGTGCGATTTTCGGTGATAGACTCTTTAGACATTGATTTCTCCTAAAAGGGTGATTTACGATTTATGAATTATAGACGATTGATGATTTTTTGTGTGTTGTTTTTAAGCAACATCCCAACAAATTTCTTCCATGATTTCTTCTACTGGAAGTTCAGGATAGTCCCATGCTGCTACCAGTAGTTCACTATGAAAACTTAGATATGTGCCGTCGCTTGTCCTTAGCGCATTGATAATAGGAATTCGAAATTCCGGTGAAAAATTGTTGATCACGGTGTTGACACGAACGGTTAGAGAATTCATTTTAGAAAAAGTTCCTTTGTTGAGACATGAAGAAGATTGTACAGCAGACGGTATTTTTTGTCAAAACTAGTACTTTAAAATTTCAACGTTACAAGTAAATACAAATGGTAAGGAGGAAAGGCTATTTTTATCAATCACACTGTTTTTCTATAAATCCTCGTTTTTATAAGGAAAATTTTATGATTGATCCAGTAATCGCATTTTCTGTTGCTACCGCAGCATTTAATGGTATTAAAAAGGTGGTAGAAGTTGGCAGAGAAGTACAGGACGTTTATTCACAACTCAGTCAATGGGCGGGTGCGATAAGCGATTTACAGGAATCCATATCTCAGATTGACAATAAAAAGCCAGGAATATTTGAGAAGATTGGCTTTCAAAAATCTGAAACAAAGGAGGCATTTGATACATTTATCGCAAAACAAAAAATAGTTGAGATGGAAAAAGAAATACATCATATGTTTACATATGGCGCATTACAGCATTTGGGATCAGATGGATATAAAGAATTTATACAAATGCGTAGAAGTATTAAAGCAAAAAGAGAAAAAATGATATATGAACAGATGAGAGCAAAAATAAAATTTGTAAATACAATCAAAGATTTAATGTTATCGTGTTTAATTTTAATTCCCTCATTATACGTAATTTATATCATTGTGAAACTAATTTATGACGCAGGTGAAACAGCAGGCAGATGGTAAAGAAAGGAGTTTTTAACTATGAAAAATATCGCTAAATACATATTACTGATGCTTAGTATTATGGTATTTACTGGATGTCAAGAACGATATAGATATCCTTGTCAAGATCCAGCAAAAATACACTCAGATGAATGCAAGCCAGAAATTTGTGAGGAAACTAGAACATGTCCGAAGATACCACAGGATCTCAAGAAGTAAAATCTAAAAGTAAACTAACAATAGAAGAATTGAATGCTAGAGTTAAAGCAATAATAGTTAGTTGTTTGGCACTAACTCTAATGGGTATTGTGTTTGTTGTGCTGTACAGCATAATATTTGTGACCCAGCCACTTGACGCAATTAGTCCTATTGATGCAAAGTTTTTTGAACTGATTATTCCTATTGCTACGTTCTTGACCGGAACACTATCTGGATTTATATTATCTGGTAAAGATGAAGGTAAAAAAGATTGAAAAGTTAATTTTGATTTTCGTAGTTAGCCAATAATGTTTTTAAATCACCATCAAGTAATATAAGCATGGTGGTGTTTTCATCTTCGAACGAATAGAATAAATTATTATACGGCAATAAAAAATAGAAAGATGGATAATATCTTTCTAATTGAAGTAACATTTTATTTGTAATTGGATATTTCATCTTAAAACTATAGGATTGTAATCCACATTCTTTAGTTAAGAAATCGTATCCTGCTAATGTAAGTCTTAAACTATTATCGTTAGAATTATTAAACCAAATGATGTTTTTAAATTTAATTAGTGGTTTATTAGATTGAATAGCAAAGATTTTATTCAGATGGGTTTGGGTATATTTTTTCACCTTGCTTCAATAAAATCACTTCAAATTTATTGGTCTTAAATAAGACATTTAACTTTTTTGCTAAGTTAATTGCGTGGCCTTTATTAGAAAAGGCTACTTTTTTATATTTAGGCCCAGGGTAATTTACTAACATATTGCTAGATTTTAAATTGAAAGGTTGACCTTCATAAAAAACAGCCCAAATGCCTTCACTGCTTAAAATTTGCTCAGTCTTGTAGTTTGTTTTGTTAACATATTCTGTTAATATATTGGGCTTTGGCCGACTCATTTTTTCACCTCTTAATCGATAAATTCAATAATATACTATTATTATTTATCAAAAGTATGAAAAATATTATTTAAACCCACCGCCAGACATGGTTACTTGTATTACTTTAGAATCATCTGATGTTGGTTGTTTATTGGCTAATTTCGCTATAACAGTGAGTAATTCAAAAATATCAGCATGTAGTCCTCTGGCTTCTTGTGAAGACAGTGTTAGATTACTTGCGCCAGACTGATTCATTATTTTAAGTTTATCATTAAACTTTTTTATATGAAGTGTAAGATTGTTAGGATCCATTCTTTGACCAACTTTCAGCGTCGGATTTTGACTTATATGGGCCACTAAATTCATAGCGATTTAACATAATAAGTTTAGGACAAAACATTACCTGCCATTCGTTTTGAAATTTAACGACAAAATATCCAGCACAGTAATGGCATCTGCTATTTTTTGTTTTAGTATATGCTGCAAACTTTTTGCGAACATTCCATAATACATTATATGCTTTTCCTGATATAGGATAATCGCCTATCAAACTTTGATTTTTAGATGTTTTGTTATATTTTTTTCTATCAAAGATGATATTGTTATCGTCTCCTAGAGCATTAATGGTAGGATATAGTTTTCGTTGTTGATCTTTTACTAATGTAAAACCGCCAGCATCTATTGCCTGAATAGTGCCAATTTTTTTACCATTAGATTCTACTATCCAATACTTATTGGATAAGACTGCTTTTGCTACTGTATCTTTTAGTTTTTCCATATTAAGATGTTGAATATGAGTTTGAGAAAATTTCTGCGATATTGTTGGACATTTCGCTTAGACGATTCAATTCATATTTACCACAGAATTTTAAAAACTGAAGACCTATCATGGACTTATCTTTTGATACAGTACCTTCAACGATTGTTTGATGAATCCAATCTTTTACATGAGATGGTTGCGCCTTCAAGTCAATTAGTGTTTTATTTCGCTCGTAGTCGTCTAGTACACGATGTTCAACGTTATTGTGATCGGTCCATCTTTGAAGCATAAGATTGTTCCAACTGAATCCACGAATCTTGCGATCTTCAAATGCCTCTTGTAGACCTACTTTATTCTTTGAACCTTTAACACGAACACCTGGGTAGGCACTAAACACATTATCAGAACTATCACCGCGAATACATTTTTCAAACAAGATCCATTCTGGGTCTGGAATAGTTTTTGGTTCTTTTGTCTTCTTGTCAATTACCATCTTGTTCTTTTTATCAAAGATGCCATTGATGGTATGTAATTCTTCTGTAATGCCGTTATATTGAGAAACATTAGTTGATAGTAGTTGATAGAAATCAGTGTCACTGCTGACGATGATATGTTCGTCATTAGGATGATGCTGAATCCAACCGCTGATTAGATCGTCTGCTTCTAAACTTGGATGTTGTAGAACCGTACAATTCGTTTTTTCAATAAGAAAATTTTTAAGATTTTCAAATGTTTCCCAGAAAAGTTTATCCTCTTCTAGTTCTTTTTCTGTCAGGGCTGCTTTTGCTACTGCACGATTTTTCTTGTAAGGCTCATAAAAGTCCTTACGCCAACTGCGTCCTTCAAGGCAAAATACCACATGTTTTGCGCCAAAGTCACGATAGGCTTTATTAACGCTGGCAAGAGTTACGTGAATGGCAAAGCCAAGTTTGTCCCAGGTGTCACTTTGACGACTAGCGGTATGCCTGGCACGAAAGAAAGTGTTAGCGGTATCAACGATAAGATATTTCATTTTGAATCAAAAAGTAGTTTTACTCTAATGAGTATAGCAACATTCTGACTTCCTGTCAAGTGTTTACGAAATTTCAGTTCGTCCAGCGCCTATATCTTTTTTCTGAACTCCAGTCACGGGCCTTGGATTATTCGCATCGTATTGTTCAAATGTTTCTAAGACAACATTTCTACATACATCTTGGAACCATTGATCTACGATTTGAGAATCATCCGCACCTTTATATCCAGACCTGATTAGTTTAGCAATGAAATATTCATTCCAATCAAGTTCGAAAGAACCAGCACCTATATTTTCTGGATCTAAATCAACTTTGATGATATTGACATATGGTTCATGCTTTTCTGTTGCGATATCTTTCTGTGATTTGATCACTGGTGGTTTAGGTTTCTTCTTTCGTTCTACTGGTTTTTTGGGTTCAACTTTTATTTCTGCTGGCTTTTCAGTAATCACTGGTTCATCAGCGGGTTGATTGTTAAGTAGTTTTTTAATAATGTCTAGCATAATGTTAGTTTTTTAGTGACCAAATAAGAAATTCGTTTTTATCAATATAGAACTCTTCTACAATATTATCAGCGACGATCCTCGATCCAAAATAACAATATTTCATCCACATGACTTTACTAGTTAGATAGCATTTTCTCGGTAATATGCAAAAATGTAAGTTCCAATTTTTTACATATTTTAAGTAG